TTTATTGTTATTTTTACATTAGTCACTCTAGGTTCTAATATCTCTATAGTTTCTGCAATTTGTTTTGCAACCCTAGGTCTACCAAATAATGTAGTGTCTAATTCGAATAACATAGACCTTATGTTTACACCAAAATTTGGTTTGAATGGTCTTTCATATGCATTAGTTGATACTATATTTTTTATAGACCTTATAACTGCATCAACATCAGTGGTTCTTGTTACATCACCTGTAATTGGATGTGCCTTAAAAGAAAGGTTTAAGTCCGAGTAAATGTTCTCACTTGCGACTGTCTTTCCATTGTTAACATATTGTGCCATAATACTATTTATACGTTCTTGGGAAGTGAAATGTCAATTGATTGTGGAAAGCCTACAAGTTTTAGTAAATCACAAAATGTTAGATTTATGAAATCAAATATCTTACCAAGTCCTATTGCTTTAAAGAACTTTTCTACAATTTTAACCCAATCAAATAGTAGTTTCTTTTTCCAGTTAATTATAAAATCTCTAAAGTCTGAAATTATCTCATTGATTTTATCTTCTAGTGATTGTACACTTAATTCAACCTTACTACCTATGATTGCAAGTATGTCAAATCCAGCAATGTTTAAACTTTCTAGTTTGTTTATAATATACTCTCTATACTCTTTAGTCTTTTCCCCAAACTTTGCTTTTGCTTGTGCCTTCCATAGATTGATTAATGCACCCAAATCAAATGAAAAAAGAGCAGGTAGACTTGGTAGTTTTAATGCTTTCCATATATCTTTAAACTTACCTATAAGTTTATCAAATAACTTGAATATGGAGTTAGTCACCCAATCCATAATTTCACTTTTTAGATACTTCCATATAACTTTTGCTTTCCACTCATTACATTCTATTCCAAACTCACCGTCAAATAATTTATACTCATCAGGAATGAGTGCATAAAAGGTATCTACCTTTGCACCGATTTGGATTTTTATATTTGTCTGTTCTTCTTTGGTTAAGATTTTAAGTACATCTATACTTATTCCTAAAAGAGTGACCGTGAATGACACTGGAATAATCTTACTAATCAATTCCATAATCTTTACTGGAATGTAGATATGAAACTCTTGTAATAGTTCTTCTATTGCTTCTCTGGCCTCTTTACCCCAATTACGAACTGTTCCCTTATCCCAATAAGGAGAAGCGATATTTGCAAGTTTGTCCATGAAGTCTTCTACTTCTTTGATAATTTTTTCAATCTGTTCTCTTGCCTCTGCAGTTATCTCACTTGCATTCGTTACAAGATAAACTTTTAGTTGACTGGGTATATCTCCTATCTTTGCAATTGCATTGGCTAAGTCTGCCTTTGTTGGTAGATTGATTATAGTTCCATCAGGACATGGAAGACTTAGAGGTATTACTGGAAGTACAAGTGCCATTATGAGTTCAACTTAATTGTGCCACCATTGATACTTACTTCAGGTGCAACGACTGATAGGTTTCCTGCAGATTCTATATCTGTTTTTCCTCTGACTTCTATCTTTGCATCTCCTTCCACGAACACTTTACAATTACCACCAACATACATTTCATTATCTTTGTATACAGCATACCAATTGTCGTTTACGATTCTAGTTACCTGACTTCCATCAGGATGTATTTCAAAGAAGGTTCCTGTTCTATGTTCCACTGCAATCCTTTCTGCATCTCTTGTATCGTCTACTTCTATTATGTGACCCGATTCAGATTCATAAACTTTGTTATATGGATATTGTGGTGAAGGTATATCATGAAAACTGGAAGGTGGATTCATAACAGTAGAATTAAAATAAGTCTCCCTTCCTCCTAATTCTACGACACCAGCTTTCTCATTATCACCACCTTTATCATATTCTATCTCACCTCTTGCATATTTTGATACATCTGATTCGTCTGTATATAAAGGATATAGTGGTAAATCTTTTTTAGTAAGTTTTGGATTTTCAAATGAAGACCCCTTTCCTGAATGGTTTAACTTTAATTTTTTTGGTTTGATAGGTGCAGTGTCTAATCCATTTTCTAGTCCAAAAGGTCTTTTAACTTCGGGTGGATTTTTACCGTCAACCGTTTTATCATAATCAGATTTAGTTAATCGTCTAGGGTCACTGAAACCTTCATCAGGAGTTCTTTTTTTAATCTTATCGTTTACATCTTTTCGATAACCTTCTGAAGGTATACCTGCAACAGAACCAATGATAATAAAGTCTTGCATATCAATATCATTTCTAAAAAACCCTACAACTGTAGACCCTTCAACTAAACCATGTTGTGTTCCAAATCCTGAAAGACCTGCAGAGGTTGTTGGAAGTAATACTTGAGACCATGGAAGGTCGGGTGTTGCAATTAGTGATTTATTTTCAGTATGAATACCATAGATACGAACTCTCACTCTACCTATTTCAAGAGGGTCATTTCTATCTTCAACTATTCCGTAGTGATGTATCATATTGGTGATTGAAATTTACTTTCTTTTGAGCATTCTAAGTTAGTAGTACCTATGTGTGTAACATTATCTATATGAATTGAAACACCTGTAATTAAATATGTATTATCTTGTTTAACTTGGTCTTGCAGGCCAATAGATACTTCCCCCAATGGTAAGTCAAGACTTATCGAATTGCCAGCACTCAAATCAGTTGTAAAAGGTACAACGACCTCTATTCTATTTTGATTTAATATCTCTATCAATGCATGTCTTTCCAATTTACTATTATCAGTATGTTTAACACCTATAAAAACTTCTTCATCATCAACACTGTCTTTATTATCAAACATATGAGTTGTAGTATATTCATGAAGTATAGTAGCAGGTTGTTCTAACTTATGTGGTTTAGGAAGTGTACCCTCTTTTGTTATGAGAGGTGTTAGTGGACTTTCTTTTGCAAGAAAACTATTATTATCTCTAGAATCTTGTCTTCTTTGAGTAGTATCCTCAATATCATATTCTTTAATACTCTCTATTTTTCTAATAGGGTCATATATTTTTAATAGTGAGGCGTATGCACCAGTAGACAATCCACGAAGAGTGTCAAACTCTTGTGGTTTATTTGAACTTAGTATAACTTTTCTACGTTCAAATTCAGGAGATTTTGGGTCTATTTGACCACGTCCAAGATGAGTAAACCCATCTTGTTCTGAATCATATAACATACTGTCCATAGATTTAAATCTATACTGACCAAAGAGGTCTTGATATAAAAACATTGAGTTCTTATATGACTCTTCCTTGATTGGATTACTATTGTTTACCAACCAATCTAATGTTTTATTAACAGACCAATTTGGTACAACAAATTGATGATTGTCACCTTGTGTTTCTTCAAATTCAGTAAATAGAGGTATGAACATTGGGTCTCCACTAATTTCTTCAAAAAGGGTTTCAAGCATATCTTTATGGGAACCCCTAAGAGCTTGACTTATTCTTTCTTCTTTACTTCTATACATCAATGGGTCACAAAAGTGCATAGTATATGTCTGAATTAAATCACCCTGTCTTATAAGGTTAGAAATTTTATATAATCTAAAAGTTCTCTGTATTTCTCTACCACCGCTTCTGTTATCGGGGTCATCCATTGAACAAGTGATTGTAATATTTTCTTGACCAGTTAACAATTTGTTCTTTATAAGATTATTTGCATCAACTACAACCACATTTCCAGTAGTATGTTTACTGAATATACTTTCGTATATAGAAATTCTATCCACTAAATTTATTATATCAGTTTTTTCACTTTCATTACTACCATATTGAATAGTAACTTCTTGTAGATTGACCATTCCTACTTGGTCTCTGTCTTGTGTGTTCATCATTATTTGGACATTAAGGTTTCAAACTCTCGTAAAACTACATCCATATAAGATGGTTTGACTATTCTTATTCGCCTTTTGTTTTCATTTTTATTGTATTCGTTTTGCCATAAAGAGACACTAGTATAACCATCTGTAGAAACATTGGTTCTAACTCCATCAGCATTTTCGTAATGTACTATGATATCTCTAGGTTCTATGATACTTGTAATTACAGATGATTTATTTAATCCGACTAAGGTTTCCCCTTGTTCCCATTGTCCTCTCTCTACTCTAACTCTTTTATTTAGAGGGTCTACTTCTAAGATATGTCCAGTTCCTTTTACAGTATCAACCTTCTCTCCTAATAGATATTTTCTAGTGTTTAGTAAGTTTCCTTGACTGTCATAATTAGGGTATTGTACAACATCATCAGTTGTTGCAAAGGTTAAGTATTGACCAGTATACTTAGAGTCTATATGTGTTTCAAATGTCTCCGAACTCATATACCAGTCATAGTAATTTTCCATGTCATTGACCAAAAAGAAAATCCAATGTAAATCACTGTCACCATATAATTTAGATGCAACCACATCAGGTCTTTCACCTTCCTGCAATTCATAGTATTCATAATCAACAACTTTATCAAGACTGAAAGATGTTATTCTAGCCTTTCTAAAGAAATCTTTTACTGTGACAATTTTACCATTAGATAAAGTATATTGTATTTCAGGAAAATTCTTATATAATTGATTTGCCATATTCTAGTCCTCCCAAGGCATTTTAGTTGGGCCAGCTCCGAAAGAATCTAAGAAATCTTCTTTCAAACCGCCTGGTGGGAGTATTTTAGTTTTAGTCCAATCAGTTGCAGGATATGTACTTTTTTCTTGTTTACGTTCTACTTCTTTTGTTTGATTGTCTGATATTAAATCTCTGGCAGATGGTGGTTCGTCTATATTCGTCAAATCCTTTTTACTAGAAGCAGTTATTCTTTGATAATTTTCTTGTGTCATTAATACATTTTCTACAAACGAAATTGACATGTCTATAACTAAAGGCATACCATCTTTAAAAGTTTCCATTTTATTACCACCATTATATTGAACTGATACATTGGTTATGAAAGACTTTTGGAACCCATCAATTCTATCTTTAATTTTACCAAACCATTCTATTTCTATAATATTGGGTAAGTTAAAGTAATTTTCAGAAATATCAGCTGCGACTTGATTATCTTTCAATTGATATGTATCTGGCAACATTGCAGTTTTAAATGCCCATATAATGTTATTAATTTCTTCTGACTCATTTATACTATTCGGTCTAAATTGAAATGCCATATCGAAACTTCTAAACTGGATACCCTCAAACATAACCTCTTGTTGTGGGTTGACTGTTCTATTCTGTTCAAAGTCCCTTGTACCCAAATAAATTTTATTTAATGTTTTTGCCAAGATTTCACTAATCTCAGCTCTAACACCACCATCCATATCAAAAAACCCATTATTTAATATATCTCTTTGTACGTTTCCAAAATCAACATTGTTGTAAGAAATTGATGGTGCATCATTTTTTACATTTGGAGCATATAAATAAATTTCAGTTTTTCCAGTTGATAGTAAATTTCCACCACTTCTTTGACTTCTTGGTAGGATTGTAAAGTGAATATAATTATCTACAGGATTCTCTCTAGGATATACTAATTCTTGAGAACTTGGCACTATTGGTTGAGATGCATACTTCGTACCTTGAAACTGTAAGGGATTTGATGCACCTTTTAAAGCTTTAGCATTTTGTTGAAGTCTTCTTCTTTCAGTTTCAACATCTTGTTCTTGTGTAGATACATTTGTTTGATATCCTGTACCAAATATTTTACTTGATATACCTTTAACTGACTTAAGTGCTGTAGATGCTTGATTGATTTTTGATAGAAATTTGTTTATTGACGCCATGTATAAATACCTTTATATAACTTATTCATATCTATTTATGTCATACAGCGGAAGGTTTAAACCAAAGAACTATAAAAAATACAGAGGAGACCCCACAAAGATAATATACAGGTCTTTATGGGAACGAAGGTTTATGGTCTATTGTGATAATAATACTAATATCATAGAGTGGGGTAGTGAAGAAGTTATCATTCCATACAAGTCTCCTTTAGATAAAAAAGTACATAGATACTTTCCTGACTTTTACATAAAGTATGTTAACGATAAGGGTCAATCTATAAGAGAGATTATAGAAGTTAAACCCAAGAAACAACTTAAACCCCCAAAGGAACCTAAACGACAAACCAAACGATACCTCAATGAGATTGCAACCTATGCTGTCAATCAAGCAAAGTTTAAAGCTGCAGAAGAGTATTGTAAAGATAGACGATTGAAGTTTAGAATATTAACTGAAGACCACCTAACATGAAGACATTATACATATTCGATTTAGATGGAGTCTTAATTGATTCAAAGGAGAACATGGAGAAGTCATTCAATTCTCTTAACACTGGTAGAGACTTTAAAGATTACTTTAAGTTAATAGGTAAACCATTCAAAGATATACTGACTGAAATAGGTATACTTACTGACCAAG